AAGGTCAAGACCCAGGTAATCCATTCTCAGTCAAGTTCAAGATTGAAAACGATTTCTTATCGTTAGGTAAGACTGAATTCGATAATTACGAAATAGCTCACTTCCGTCTCCTTTCGGACACCAACTTCCTTCCATATGGTAAGGCAATGGTTGAAGGTGGTCGTCGTGTGTGGAAACAACTTCAATTGATGGAAGATGCGATGTTAATTCATCGTATTATGAGAGCGGCAGATAAGCGTAAGATTTTAATTGATATCGGTAATATCCCACCAGCAGAAATCGATACGTTTATGAATCGTATTATGGATAGAATGAAGAAAACACCATTGGTAGATCCTGCAACTGGTGATTATAATCTTCGTTATAATATGCAAAATATCACAGAAGATTTTTATCTTCCTGTTCGCGGTAAAGATTCTGGAACAGACATCCAAAACCTTCCAGGTCTACAATTTAATGCTATCGAAGATATTGAATACCTCCGTAATAAGTTAATGGCAGCATTCAAGGTACCAAAAGCATTCTTAGGATACGAAGAAGATTTAAGTGGTAAGGCAACATTGGCGGCACAAGATGTACGTTTCGCACGTACTATAGAACGTATCCAACGTATTATGGTGTCAGAACTCACCAAGATTGCAATTATCCACTTATACGTTCAAGGATTTACTGATGAAGATTTGATAGACTTTGAATTATCGTTGACCAACCCATCAATTGTCTATGAACAAGAAAAGTTAAACTTATGGAAGGAAAAGATTGGGGTTGCAGAATCTATTATGAACAGTAAGATGTTATCACAAGAATGGATATACCATAATATTCTTGAATTATCTGATGATGAAATCGTGGAAGAACGTACTAAGATTGCAGAAGATGTAAAACGTATGGCACAGTTAGAACAATCAGCACAACCACAACAACCAGGTGCTACAGGTGAACAACCAGCAACAGATGAAGCACCACCAACCGAAGAAGAGGAACAACAAGTTTCTGATGTTGATAGTATTTTGGCCTCATTAGAAGATGGTGGTGAGGAAAGTGAGTTGGAAGGATACGGTGATGAAGAAGCTGAATTAGAAGAAGCTAAGATGGGCCGTCCAAAAACAGGAATGAAATTTGGTCAAGACAGTCACCCACGTGGTCGTGACCCACTCGGACACAAAGAAAATATGGGTTCGTTGACGGTCAGTAAACAACGAAATGATAAAAGAAAGTCTCCGTTGGCACTTACTAAAGAAGTTCAGGCATTAGTTGCAAACTTAAAAAAGCCAAGTAAGAAAGTCTTAATGGAAAACCAAGAACCAACTGGTTCTTTATTAGACGAAAGTAATATTTTGGACCTAGAAAACTAAAGTCTTATTAATATTCGTTATATTTAATATATGACGGTATACTGTCACTAAAATGGGATGTTTATGAAAGCAAACGTCAAGCATAACAAAATTCGGAATACGGGCATACTATTTGAACTATTAGTCCGTAAAATAACCTCAGACGCATTGGAAAACCGTAGTAATGATACTGCGGTCAAACTAATGAAAGAGTATTTCAATTCTAAGACAGAACTTGGTAAAGAATTGATACTTTATCGTTCCTTCTTCAATGCACAACAACTCAGTGAAACTAAGGCATTTGAACTTATCAACGTATTGATATCACAACGTAAAAAGTTAAATGAAGTGGCATTAAACACACAAAAATACAAGTTAATTCGTGAAATTAAAAACAACTACGATTTAAAAGAATTTTTAAATGCCCGTATTCCGTCTTACAAAGTTTATGCTTCTGTATATAAGGTATTTGATGGTGCAGTAAACGAAATCCAAGACTTCAATGAAATTCAAGGTATGGTTGAAGCTAAGTTTACTATTGTTGAACATTTAAGTGGTAAGATTGTCAACAAGGAAATTAAGAAGGAAACTGCATTATTTGAAACCGTAAAGAACCAAGAAGAAGATTTACGTTTATTAACCTACAAGATTTTGATGGAAAAGTTCAATCAAAAGTATGTAGACCTTAGTGATAAGCAAAAAAACCTTCTCCGTGAATATATCTATAACGTATCCAATTCAGCAGCTCTTCGAGCATATGCCGTAGATTTGGCAAAAGAATTGATTGCCGAAATAACAAAGAAGATAGCTAAAATTGATAATAAAGTGACTACCATCAAGTTGTCAGAAGTTGTTTCACAATTGGAAAAGTTAAAGACAGTTCAAATGGTCAAGGAAAATCACATGACCGCGTTATTAATTGCCTTGGAAATTACCAAGACACTAGACACTTTAAAGAGTTAATCTATGGACAAAACACAACAAATTCGTGAACGCGTCCGACAAATTATCAAGAAAAAACTTGATGAAATGACAACGACAGCAAATGTTCCTGGATACCTAACTCCATATTCGTTTCGTGGTAATAAAGCAAAGAGTGTAGCACGTTCTAAGCATATTGCCACCGCAACCACAGGATTTAAGTTAACTCCAAAGGGTGAAGAAGAAGCAAATCGTCCAGCCGATAAAATGGAAATTGTCACTAAGGAATTAAACGAAAACAAGTATTACGAATATAAGAACGACACATCAAAGACACCACACAGAAAGATTGCAGAAGCTATTTCACAACTTAATAGAAATTTACAAGAAGTTGAACGTGTTATTAGAATGAATAGTCGTTTAAAGACTGAATCAGGTATCGCAAGTGAACAACTATGGAAGCGTACACAACAAGGATTATTGAAGTTGGAATCAAGACTTCTTGGACTTGCAACACGCATCCGTGAAATCCGTGGGCAATAATATGCAAACATTACTCGTAGAATATAATGTCATTTCTTATGACACTACTTTATTAAAAGAAGCAGCAGACATCAGTAAACCTTTGATGTTAAAAGATGTTTTACTTCAACGTGCAGAAATGAAGAACCAGAATGGTCGTGTATATCCAAAGGAAATCTTATCACGTGAAGCAATGGTATACAAGAATAACTTCGTATCACAACGCCGTGCACTTGGTGAACTCGACCATCCAGAAAGTCCTGTCGTCAACTTAAAAAACGTCTGTTGCAACGTCACCGAACTCTGGTTCGAAGGTGATGATGTCAAGGGCAATATCGAAATTTTATCTACCCCATCAGGCAATATCGTTCGTGAACTCATCAAGAACAATATCCGATTGGGTGTTTCATCCCGTGGTATGGGTTCTGTCAAACCAATCGGTGAGAATACTGTAGAAGTTGGTGATGACTTCTCACTTATCTGCTTTGATATTGTCAGTAATCCAAGTACTCACGGGGCATTTATCAACGAAAACAAGGGTGGTCAAATTATCACCCCCTATAGTCGTATTGATACATTGATATATGACTTTTTAGGTGAACTAAAGTAAGGAGTTTTTATGACAACATTTTTAGTAGTAGTATTCGTATTAGCAGTTGTAATTTATTTTGTTAATCGTAAGGTAATGGAAGCCCCAGCACCTTTGTTAAAGGCAACCAAGAAGGTTGAAGCAGTTGCAGTTAAGGTTGTTGATGTCAACGGTGATGGTAAGGTTGACCTCAAAGACGCAGTTGCAGCCGTTAAGGCAGTAGAAGCAACTAGTAAAAAGGTTGTTAAGAAGGCAAAAAAGATAACAACAAAGAAAAAGACCAAATAATTTTCTATGCGACTTAAAGCTTTACTAAATGAAAATATCACAAATGAATTTGTAAAGTTTGTCGCAAAAGAGCTACAACTTCAATCACTACCTGCCAATATTAAATTTGTGGGTAGTGATTATTCTAAAGAAAATTTAACCTTTGGAACCTATAATCCACAAACTGACGAAATTATTATCGTAAAAGGTAATCGTCATATTGCGGATGTATTACGAACCTTGGCTCACGAGATGGTGCATCACAAACAACGAACCAGTAATCAAGAGTTGAATGGTGAAGATGGGTCAAACACAGAAAACGAAGCAAATGCAAAAGCAGGTGAATTAATGCGTAAGTTTAGATACTTACGACCAGAAATGTACGTGGAGAGATAAATGCCATCAGTTAGTAAAGCACAACAAAAATTATTTGGTATTGTTAGAGCTATCCAAACTGGACGAGCAAAAGCAAGTGATTTTAGTCCAACCGCAAGAAAGTTAGCACAGACTGTGGCAAAAGGTAGTGTAGAAAAGTATGCATCTACTCCACACGATAAACTACCAAAGAAAAAGGACGAAGTTGCAGGAGCAGTCCCAATCTCCGATTTTCCAGTAGCATCTGACGATACCACACCAACTGTATCGAATGACCCACACTTGGTCACCACTAGTGAAGATTATAGTTCTAAGCAAAGTCAAATATTGAGTATTGTAAAGGACAGAAAACCAGCAGAAGTTGGTGGTGTAATGTTAGACATTTACACCGCAGCATTATTGACTCGTGTATTACACAAGTTATCACCAGACAATAGAAAGAAGATGTTGTCCCTTCCAACCGAAAAGATGGTAGCAACTGCATATAAGTTAGTAACCCGTTAATATGGGTAAAACCGCATATATTACTGATTTTGACGATACCCTAGTGCATACAGACGCTAGGGTTATTGTTATTGACAAGGATGGAAAGAAAAAAGATATAAGTCCCGCTGATTACGTATCATACGAAAAACAGCCTGGTGATACGTTCGACTACTCAGAGTTTGAACAATTGAAAAATCCCCGTCCTATAAAAAAATATGTCAATCTATTAAAGAAAGTCATTGATCAAAAGAAAGCAGATAAAGTAGTAGTCTTAACTGCTCGTGGTCATACTAAACCTATTGCGCAATTTTTAAAGTCACAAGGTATCACATCGGGTATCACAATTGCTGCATTAGGTGATAGCGACCCGATGGAAAAAGCGCGATACATAGAAAAACATATTAAAAATGGATATACCAGAATAGCATTTGTTGACGATGCACCAAAGAATGTAAAAGCAGTCAAAACATTAATGGACAAGTATCCACAAACAAAGTTGGTCGTGCAACAAGCACAAGAAAAAGATACAAAACAAGCTGGTGGAACACCAACAAAACAAACACGACTAAAAGATTTATTAAAACATCGTATTAAAAATCCACAAACTGGCCGTGATATTTTGGTTAAGAGTGCATTGGGTTATGGAACAGATTCGGTAGTCAGAAAGACGGCGATGAATTATATCGCTAAAAATATGAAATAACCTATTTATTTACAAGTTTTATTAATGGAGATAGTTATGGCAACAGAAGAAACCCCAGTATCACAAGAAAGTAAGTTCCAAGAAATGTTGTTCAAGATGATGGCTCGTCGTTGGAATATCACGGGCATCGTTCTTGTCACATTTATGTTAATCGTTGCAGGCATCACTGGTGCAGTGTATATGCAAACACCAATTGACGGTGAATGGAAAGAACTTTTACTTCTTATGCTTGGTGCATTTATTGGTTCATACGGTAAGATTATTGACTACTGGTTCTCAGATACCGATAAGGATAAGATGTTAGTACAAAAGATGGACGAAGAAGATGGTCAATCATTCTCAAATACATTAGGTGGCTAATAAGGAGGTTGTATGTATGTAGAAGTAAGAGGGGACAGTCTTGGTGATTTAGATAGAGCACTTCGACAATTCTCTAAAATGGTTAAAAAGGCAGAAATAGTAAACGAAGTGAAGCGCCGTGAGTTTTATGTCAAGAGGTCAAAGAAAAAAATCTTAAAGCAACAAGAAGCACTTCGTCGCCGTATTCGTGAAGAAAAGAAGGTAGAGAAGAAAAAGAATTCAGAATGGTAAAAAATAGTGTTTTTTGTCAAAGCACTAATATATATTATATAGATTACACCTCTTTTGGGGTGTCTATGCTTTTGTATTAATAACCGTATAATAGTTAAAATAACTATTGAAACAAACGAGAGGCATTATATGGCAGAAATTACAAACGAACTTCTAAAGCAAGCAATTGCAGATGCAGATGCAGTCCGTGATATGGCTATCGCAAATGCAAAGATTGCATTAGAAGAAACCTTCACACCCCAAATCAAGTCCATGCTTGCAAAGCGCTTACGTGCCGAAGCAATGGAAACAGCAGAAGGTGCGGAAAAGGCAAAGGAAGAACCATTCCAAGACGCAACACACGTAACAGGTGGTGGTCCAGAAGATACTTCCGCAATCGGAACTGGTGACAACAAGGAACCATCCGATGCAGCAAACTACTCATCGGATATTGATCAAGGCGGTGAAGGTGAAACCGACTCATCAACCGATTGGTATGATGATTGGTCAGAATCAGATTTTGACCTTGACGAAGTAATCAAGGAATTAGAAGGAGATGTAAACGCACTTTCAGAAGCTGAAGAAGAAGAACTCGACGAAGCTAAGCATGAAGGTGAAGAAGAGAAGGAAGAAATGAAGGAAGGTTATAATGAAGAAATGCATGATGATGAAGAAAAGGAAGAGGAAGAGGAAAAGGCAGACGAAGCAGCTAAGGTTGTAGACCCAACCGCAGATGCAGGCACCCCACCAGAAGCAGCTAAGAAACATTCAGATGCAATGCAAAAGAAGGGTGATGACAAGCCATCCGCTCCAGCAGTAAATCCTATGGGTAAGGCAGAAGGTGCAGAAGATGCATCAGACCCACATAAGTTCGCAATGAACCCAGCAGAACCAAAGATGGAAATGGGTTATGGCGCAGGTGAAGGTGAAGGCGAAGAAGAACTCGATCTTGAAGCAATCCTTCGTGAATTAGAAGCCCAAGATGCTAAGGACACAGAACAAAAGCATCAAATGGCATCTAAGATGGCAGATCTTCAAAAAGAGCTAGCAGAATATCGTAAGGTTGTAGAAGTCCTACGAGGCAAGCTTAACGAAGTAAATCTTCTAAACGCAAAACTCCTTTATACCAACAAGATCTTCCGTAAGGAAGGTTTGACCAACGAACAAAAGGTTGCAATCCTCGAATCATTCGACAGAGCAATCAATGTACGTGAAGTCAAGATGGTATATGCAACATTAGCAGAAGCAATGACTGTAACTGCTAAGAATGCAAAGGGACGCACCGTATCAAGTAAGGTTGTTACCGAAGGTTTGGCATCAAAGCCAACCCCAAGTACAGCACCAAAGAAGGAAATTTTAGAAGAAAATACAGTCGCAAAGCGTCTACAACAACTCGCAGGCATTCTATAACAATTTAGGAGATAAATCATATGTCAGGTGTATCAGAATTTATCAACGAAGCCGGTTCAGCACACCGCGTAGTAGTTGAACAAACCCGCCAATTGGCAGGTAAGTGGGAAAAGTCAGGCCTTCTTGAAGGCTTAACTGGTCACGAAAAGCAAGGTATGGCAGTAATGCTTGAAAACCAAGCAACACAACTTCTTTCAGAAGCAACAACCACCAACCCAGCAGGTGCAGGTTCAGCTGGTGAAAACTGGGCAGGTGTCGCACTTCCATTAGTACGTAAGGTATTCGGTTCAATCGCAAGTAAGAACTTCGTATCAGTACAACCAATGAACTTACCAGCAGGTTTGGTATTCTTCATGGATTTCAAGTATGCAAACACAGTAAACGGTAAGACCGCAGGTGGTTCACTCTATGGTACAACCAGTGGTTCAGGTGTTCTTCCACGTGGTGGTTTCTACGGTGCTGGTGAATACGCATACTCAGTAAATGATGCAACATTAACACTTGC